CTTCTGGATACTGGTTTGGAATTGCCAGCATCAATTTTCTGTCACTGAAACCACCTGCTTGTTCAATGTTACGACAGTAGTGACAACTGTGTTCAGGCCATCGGCCTGCCAACATATCTCGGCGTTCTTGTAATTTTTTATCAGTGTTATGGAACTGATCAAAATTTTCTTCGTTGATGTCGCCCCACCCAGTTCTATGACACGATGCTGTCTGCTTTTGAGAAAGATACAAGGTACTCCAACTCCATTTCAGCTGACATGCAGTATCAGTTTTGATAGGGAAGAACTTGTTGGACATCAGTTTTCCCAGTTTTCGTCCTCGTCTTCTTCCTCTTCGTACTCGTCTTCTTCGTCTTCTGCCTCGTAATCCTTGTCATTGTCAAGGTACGAAGTCAAGGCACGTTTGATGTCTGAGTCGCCTTTGAAGGCATCACGAATGTCTTCCACGTCGAAATCATTGTCCATCAAGATCTGCACCACAGTTTCCGCGGCTTCGGCACGGTCCACTGTGTTTACAAAACGTTTGAGTTCTCCCCAAATTTCACTGACTATTGCTTCACTCATCTGCTGTCTCCTCCTGCGTACTTACCTCTGCCTTCTGATTTACGAAATCTGCCATGACCTTGTCCAAGCAACCGTCATCGTTCTTTTCCCAGGCCTTGCGGAACTTCTTGATAATTTCGCCGTCGCTGGTGGTAAACACCAAGCTGTTGCCTTCACGCTTGAGCATTTCCTTTTTCTCAATCAAGTCCACAAGACCCGAGTATGGACTCATGCCTGTTGTGTAAGGAATCTTGACCTGCACACCTTCAAAGGGTTTGGCATAGCGTGTTTTCATAACTTTACAGCCGGCACGGATACCGTTGACGTCACTTACCTTATTGCCATCTTCATCCTCTTTCAGCTTCATCTTCTTCATGGCAACCACAATACTTGATGCATAGATAAAGCCTTGACCGCCGGAGATCTTGTCATCTGGGTCAAACATGTCTTGGCTTGCGTATGTGTGATTGGTACAAACCAAGCCCACGTTGTAACTACCAAACATGTTTACACAATTACGAACCAATGCAGTAAGTGCCTTGGGCTTGCGACCAAGGTCACCCTTCATTTCACCTGCATCAAATTGGTTAACGTCTGTGGGAGTGAGCAACATGCCCAGACTGTCAATCACAAACAACACTTTGGGACGGCTTTCAGCGTCTAGTGTTTTGTAGTCACTCATGAATGTGGAAATAGTTTTTGCTACGTCGTCGATCATGGCCATGCTCAATTTCAGCAGTTTACTATCGCTGGTGTCGACACCAAGTGCTTTGAGCCAGTCCTCGTCTAGAGCGTTTTCACTGTCAATCAACACCACAAAGATACCTTGCTCTTGTGCGTGTTTGATCACGTTGCCTGAACAGATGTATGATTTACCTGCACCTGAGTCGCCGGCAAACACAGTGACCTTGCCCAATGGGATACCACGATTGAAATCTCCTGAGATCAAGTAGTTCAAGGCATAGTTGCCTGTTGAAATCCAATCAGTTGGATCGTTGAAGCCTATGCTTAGGCCGTCAATGCTCTTGGTAATTTCCTTGCGGAACTTGCTTACGTCAAATGGTTTTCCCATGATTTATGTCCTTATAAAAATCTGTAAAAATTGCTTTACTGTCTATGCCTCTACGCTGATCCAGTTCTGCCAATTTATCTACTGACAGTTTGATGTTCTTCTCAAACGGAGTATCAATGTAGTGTAGCATATTTTTGTAGCTATCTTCAAGTAGATAGCCCGGCTTTTGGTTGATCCTGTGTTGTAATTTGCTCTTTACAGAGTTTAGCACAGGTTCTGGCAGATGTCTAATATTTAGGTACCCAGGAGTCAACAATGCTCCAATTACAAAACTGTTGTTGTGAAATCCTTGATCTTGCAAAAAATCCACACAGTCAAATATTGAATTGTAGTTCAGTAAAAAGTGCAACATGTTGAACGATATCTTGTGGCCCAACTGTTTGATGATGGCTAGATTTTCTAAAAAATCAGGCCAACGGCCACCGTGGCGTATGTATTCAAATTCATCTGCCTGAGTCTCCACACTCACTGTCCAATGCACATTTGGAAATTTGCAAACCGCCTCAAACACCTGCGTGTCAACTTTGCTGAGATTGGTGTTTATCCTGATATTGGTGTTGGGGTTTAATTTTTCCAGTAGCGTTAAATTTTCCTTCATCAGCAATGGCTCGCCACCTGCTAGATACACATGTTTGAGTTGACCGGCATGACTGTAAATGTAGTTTTTAAAATCTGTCAGTTGTTGTTGGTCAGGAACTGCGTGACGTATTTTTAATTCGTCACTCCATTTGCTACTGAAATCTGGCCCACAGTACACGCAGGCAAAATTGCACAGATTGGTCCATCGCACATCAACTGTGCGCAAATCAAAACGGCCAACTTGGTATGTGTCAGTTGGTGTGTTTTTTAATTCTCTTATGTAAAACACTCGGTCACTGATGTGGTCAAATCCTTTTTTACCGCGTTCTAGGTCGTAACAGGTGTGACAAGTGTCTACTGGCTGTTGATCAACAATTTGCTGTTGCCTGGATCGATTGTTGTCGACTAGAATTTGTTCAATGGGTTGATCTTTGATATTGCCAAGCGGACCGGCACTGCGAATACAGTTTTTGACTTCGCCGTTGAAATTGTACATCATGCCAGACCACGGCATGGGGCAAAATTTTGTATTGGTTAACATGTCCCGAGGAGTCATTTGTATACTGGCCCCAACGAGATGTCTGGAATATTTAGATTGTTGGCCTGTGCCATTTCTAACATGGTTACCAGTACTGATGCCCAGTTGTCCGCATCGGCTGCTGGAGGCACTGTTTTGTCAGCACTGGTGGCAATATTTCCCGGGCGAACCAAAGTGATGTTGACTCCCAACTGTTGGTAGCGTATCTGTTTTACTGCTTCTTCAAGAGCAACTTTTTGCACACGATACGCATCCATGTCAAGGCCTGGCAGTACACTTATGGGATATTGAGTCATTATAGTACTAACGACTATGATCTGTTTGCCAGTGCCTGCCCAGCGTTGGGCGATTTCAAACAACAATTCGGTTTGCGCATATCCTGCTTGTGCGTTGTTGACAAACAGGTCACACAGTTCAATTTGATCTGCAATTTTTGGTATCACACGTATGTTGTGCCCTGTGCGACGGCTTAGTCTTAGGACCTCGTGGCCGCGACTTTCATATTGGTTGCCCAGGGCCTGCCCTATTCCAGCTGTGCCGCCTGTGATAGCTATCTTCATGCTATGCCTCTCAATTGTTTTTGTTTGCGTATGTATGCATCCCTGGACAAAGTATCAGTATTATCAACACTCAATTCAACAGGTTCTTTAAGATAAGCATAACTATGATCAATTTTGTGTTCTTGAGCAAACTTTTGGATGTTGGGAAGATCATCTATGTTTAGTACACTGACTGTGGTCCACAGGTTCAGTGTGACCGGCATGGTTTTATATACCATAAGATTTTGATAAAATTCTTGCCAAGGAATAGGCCATCGTAAAAAATCGTGTACCGCTCCTATACCGTCACAACTGACTGTGACAGTAACTTCAATACCGCGACTGGCAATCTCAACTAGTTCCGTCAACACTGTGCTACAATTTGTGTTGAGTCTGAGGGTTTTTAAATTTGGGGGTAAATTGGCTAGAATTTTCTTGTAATTTTTACTGTAGCTGGGTTCCCCGCCATTGATATCTAGATGTACAATTCTGTTTTGTGGTAGTTGCTGAAACTGTGCAAAGTTGTTGACAATAGGAAACTCTCGACCACCTAAACTACCTATCCTTGTACTTGTATTCTGATTGCAAGTTTGACAGGCTGCATTACATAGATTGTCTAGTACACCGCCCACTTGTAGGTAATCTGATTGCGGTGTTGCTTTATCTAATTTAGTAGCATAAGCTCGTATGCTGTCAGGTTCAGTTTCCTGACATCTCACACATTCCCTGGGCCATTGATTTGACCGCATCAGTTCTTTGGTATCGGCCAACCAAGAACTAGCTTCCATCTCTTCGAGTGATTTAAATTCTGGCGCATGTACCATGTGGCCGCAACGACTCACAGTTCCGTTGGGATTGAATCTCACAAAGTGATCAAGTCTTGGGCAATACATGTTCTATAATATCTTTATGATTGCATTGGTAATATTCTAACAACTCGTCCCAAGTGAACATAGATCCTGCTAGATCTAGCAGGATCTGATCTAGATACAACCATAATTCAATACTGTGATTGTCTTTCAATAGCATGGTGACAAAATCTTGACCTGGCGGAGTAATTTCTGCTCTAGATTTGAAATCAGTTATGGAACTAAAATCTCGAAAATCTCTAATGCGTATTTTTGTATCGGATCGTAGGTAACGAGCAAGATTTGCCAACCAGTGAAACTGTGGCAAGTAGTGTGTGTTCAAAAATTTGTATTTTTTGGCAAACCAAAATGCAGTAGAAAGGTCTAACTCAGGATGGTCGCGTTGAAGATGTTGCAGGTATGTGTTAACTCCACTAACATATCTGGCTCGGGGGTTGCGTATGTAAACGTCTACATAGTCCAGCGCCCGGATCTCGTCGTTGGTAAACACAGCAAGATTATCTCTTTTCTGCTGAAATCTCAAACTGCTGTTTCCGTTTTTCTGAATTAAATAAACCCATTGATTGTGAAGTGGTATCTCTACCACTTCACATAGATCTGGAAACAACTCTGTGTCCAGAGCAGTTCGCATTACTTCTGTTGACGTGCGCGGATCATGGCTAGAATGTCTTCGGCCTTGCCAGTTGCGGCAGGTTTCGCCACAGGAGCAGTTGGCGCCGGAGCGTCTTCGTCGTCAAAATCACTCACAGGAGCTGCCACTTTGGGTGCAGGCTTTGCTGCTACTTCATGCACATCACCATGTCCGTCTACTGCCATTGCTGGTGCTGCCGAACCAGCAGGTGCTTGTACGCCGGCAGGACGGAAGTACTGACCCCAACGCTCGGTGTCGTATGGTTGACCGTCAACGGATGCTTCAAACATCTCTTTGATAACTTTCAACTCAACGTCACCAGGCTTCTTGGGCAAGAATGTGCTCAAGTCATACAAGCCATGTGCATCAACTGCGGCTTGTTCTGCTTCTGTGAGTGCAGATTCTTTACGTGCCCACTTGCTTCCGTTGTAGTCAGCAAAGCCACCTT